ATATTTCAGCTGGCGAATAATATCCGACAGTAATCACTCTGCGCAATAGCGCGGCCTTTTTCGTATTGCGGGCTGTTGTCTATCTTCTGCCATTATCCTGTAACTTCCGGACTTCAGCCCGCTCCTCATTTTACTCACAATATTATCCAGGCCGGGAGGATTCATGGCATTTAAACACTATGACGTGGTCAGGGCGGCGTCGCCGTCAGACCTTGCGGAGCGACTGACACAAAAACTGAAGGAGGGGTGGCAGCCATTTGGCAGTCCGGTGGCCATCACGCCTTATACCCTGATGCAGGCCATTGCGGCGGAAGGTGATGTCACCACACCTGTGGTGGTGAAGCCGTCGGATGGAGAAGGCGCAGTTATCAGCACCACCAGCAACTCGGAGTATTACTTTGTTGTTGCCCTGGCCGGGCAGTCAAACGGTATGGCGTATGGTGAAGGGCTTCCGCTGCCGGAGACATATGACCGTCCGGACCCGCGCATTAAACAGCTGGCGCGTCGCAGCACTGTCACGCCGGGTGGTGCGTCCTGTAACTACAATGACATTATTCCTGCGGACCACTGCCTGCATGATGTTCAGGATTTGAGTAAGTTTTCACACCCGAAAGCCAGCGCAGCTCAGTATGGATGCGTGGGGCAGGGATTACATATCGCGAAGAAATTGTTGCCGTTTATTCCGGCGAATGCCGGTATTCTTCTGGTTCCGTGCTGCCGTGGTGGTTCTGCATTTTTGGCGGGCGATGAAGGTACCTTCAGCGAATCCACCGGCGCAAGCGAGACCTCGGCACGCTGGGGTGTAGATAAGCCACTGTACAAGGACCTGCTTACCCGTACTCAGGCCGCACTGAAGGCTAACCCTAAAAATATTCTGCTTGCAGTGGTCTGGATGCAGGGCGAGTTTGATTTGAAACAGGGTGCATACGCCACTCAGCCGGGGCTGTTTGATTCCATGGTGGAAAAATATCGTTCTGACCTGTCGGAATTCGGAGGTCAGTGTCTCGGGGGCTCTCCGTCATCGGTTCCCTGGATTTGTGGCGACACGACCTACTACTGGAAGCAGACTTATTCTTCGCAATACGATGCGGTGTATGGTGCATACAAGACGAAATCCGCAAAAAAAATCTTCTTTGTGCCGTTTAGACGGATGAAAACGGGCGAAATGTGGGTACCAACGAGCCGTCAGAAGATCCGGATGTTGCGGATATTGGGTATTACGGAGCCGGTGGTCGAACGGACGCCAAAACCTGGACGACGGCCGACCGTAAAACGCATTTTGGATCATGGGCACGTCGTGGGATTATTTCCGACCGTCTGGCAACGGCGATTCTTGTGCATGCCGGGAGAACCGCTGAATTCATTACCGGAAAACAGCCTGATACGGTGAAGCCCACCGGACCTTCCGGTGAAGGTACGGAGAGAGAGCCGGAAGCCCCGGTCAGTAACCGAACCCTGATGAGTCTGCTGGCGTCCGGCGAAGACCTGGCATCACAGGGCTGGCGCTATTATCACAAACCGGCGAGCGGAGACAATGTTAACAAAAACATTGCTGAAGCGGTGGTCAGTGATGCGGGGGCTACGGGAGGTAAGGCCCTGCAACTGAATAAACCGGAAAACCACATCTGGTTTCTGGAGCATGATGCAGCCGGACAGGGAGTGGAGTTACTGAAGAAGGGGGGACGTGTGAGCGTACGGTTTAAGTTGCCGGGTTCACTGGTGCCGAATCGGTTTGCCCTGGGCATTTACTGGCAGTTGTCGTCCCTGCCGGAGGGAGTGACGCTGGCAGAGGAAGGCAACGACATGCTGATGTCCTTCTTCCTGCAGACGGATGCGACGAACCTGAACGCGATGTACCACAAGAAGCCGAATGCGAAGCTGGATACGTTCGGGGTCTTTGATAACGGATGGCACACACTGGCTTTTGAGTTTGCCGGAAACAACAGCATTCAGGTGACGCCGGTACTGGATGAGAAACGGGGGACGCCGTTCACACTGGTGAAATCTCCGGCATCAGGGGCGGCGGACAAACTGCAACTGACAGGCATATCAAAGGCGGCGACATATACGCTGCTGATTGACAGTGTGAAGGTGGAAGTGAACAACGCGGATGCCGCGGCATGATAAAAAAAGCCGCCAGCGGCAGGAACGGAAGCTGGCGGAGGTAATCCCAATGGAGAATGTAAAGAAAAGATGCTTTCGTATATCGGTTTTTTAAATGAAAGCAGTTCTCATTGTCAACCATAACGGTAAGAAACTATGACATTTATTCATCAGGTGATGCTGTACTTCTGTACGGCGGTCTGTGTGCTGTATCTTCTTTCGGGTGGGTACAGGGCAGTGCGCGATTTCTGGCGCAGGCAGATTGATAAAAGGGCCGCAGAGAAAATCAGTGCCAGTCAGTCAGCCGGAACAAAACCCGAAGAGCCTCTCATTCCGTAGCAACTTTCTTAACAACACCTTTCAACGAGAAAATACCATGTCAGAAATAAAATCGCTGGTCACTGCTGAAGCAGTGAAGGAAGTCCTGCGCTCTGAAGAAGTCAGAAGCGCACTGAAACAGCAACTTCGGCAGAACCTTGAGGCGCGTCTTGATGCAGAAGTGGATGCCATTCTGGATGAACTGCTGGGCGCACCGACTGTTCCGGAGCCGGAAGGCATTGCGGATGACAGTGCTGTTTCAGATGGCGTCGGGTCTCAGCCTGATGGTAGCAGTGAGCCTCAGCCTGACGGCGAAATGATGATGTAACCATGCGCAGGGGCTGTCGGTGTGAGCTGATGCCCCTCTTGTTGTTGTGAGCTTCCGGATTGCGGGAGACGGGGTATGTACCAGATGGAAAAAATCACAACAGGTGTGTCATACACCACGTCAGCGGTGGGAACGGGCTACTGGTTCCTGCAGTTGCTGGACAGGGTTTCCCCGTCTCAGTGGGCGGCAATAGGCGTGCTGGGGAGTCTGCTGTTTGGTCTGTTGACGTACCTGACGAACCTGTATTTCAAAATCAGAGAGGACCGTCGTAAGACGGCACGGGGAGAGTAGGTGATGAACCATGAAGAAATGAATCAGCGCTTCAGTCGTCTGGAAAATGAAATTGCTGAACTGAATAAAAACTGTCGGCGCTGATGCCTTCTGAAGATGAAAAAAAACGCCGCGATGAGCAGTTTGCTGCGTTTGACGATTATTGTCGGAAAGTGATGAGCAGAAATCTCGCAGAGTGTTTCAGTATTCATAATGATAATTTCAGTGAGCTGGAATGGGAGTGTAACCGGCCATCCTTTGTTGTATCCGGTGATGCTGGGAAAATAACCATCTCAGAAAATGGGAAAGTAACACCTCCATCGCACCAGCACAGTGAGGAGCTCATTGAATTTGCCATTGATTACCTGAAGAACAATAAAAAGCAGGGGCTGATGAAGCGCGTTGGCCGTTGCATGGGATATCTTCAGGTAGCCGCTGAGATTGAAGCGCTGGCCAGTGGTGCTGATAAGGATGCAATTGTGCGGGAGGCTCTTCTTCGTGATTTTAATACTCCACCCTTTAAAAAAGTGCCGGCTTACTGGCTTCATCCGGGGCTGACTTATCTTAAAGTGCGTATTTAGTGGGCCAGGGACAGCGGCTGAATATTTAATATATCCATGAACACCAAAATCAAATACGGCCTGTCGGCTGCCGTTCTGGCGCTGATTGCCGCTGGTGCGCCTGCGCCTGACATTCTCGACCAGTTTCTGGATGAAAAGGAAGGTAACCACACCACGGCATACCGTGATGGCGCGGGTATCTGGACCATCTGTCGCGGTGCCATTCTGGTGGATGGTAAACCTGTCGTCCCGGGCATGAAGTTGTCGAAGGAGAAATGCGACCAGGTTAACGCCATCGAACGTGATAAGGCGCTGGCATGGGTGGAGAAAAACATCAAAGTGCCATTGACCGAACCCCAGAAAGCGGGGATCGCGTCATTCTGTCCGTACAACATTGGTCCCGGTAAGTGTTTCCCGTCGACGTTTTACAGACGAATTAATGCTGGTGATCGCAGGGGAGCATGTGAGGCGATTCGCTGGTGGATTAAGGACGGTGGCAGAGACTGCCGTATTCGTTCAAACAACTGCTACGGTCAGGTATCCCGTCGTGACCAGGAGAGCGCGCTGGCGTGCTGGGGTATCGACAGATAAGCAGAATATTTTGCTGAAAAATAAGGCATGGCCACGCGGGCGGATAACATGAAATCCTGCGAACTGGCGAAACGTAAGTGAATAAAAGTAAAAACCCCGTTTGTTGGCAGCAAGCGGGGTTTTGTTTTTATGGCAGTAAGCTATGGGAGGCTGCCTTGATTGATTTTAGCAAACTGATTAGGGAGTTGCGACTCATGATTAGTCAATTACCAAACTGGAAATTTTTGCTGGTCTGGAGCATCCCTTTTTTATGGGTAGTATCCCAGTTAATTGTGGCAATTAAGGGGTAGCTATGTCAGACAAACTCATAACGCCGGCAAAGGTCCTGTGTGTGATTGTCGGTATTTCATTTTCACTAATGCTGGTTGCTCTTTTTCTGTCCCTCGCCTGGGTGATGTTGTCTTCGTCGGGGCTGCTGGGGTGACAGTGACTGATGACATCAGCAGAGCGCTGGCTTTTGCTATTAAGTGGGTGGCTGTTGGTATTGCTGTGTCTCCGATGCTGTATGGGCTGGCTAAACTGGTCATTGCGCTGAAATCGTGAACTTTAAAAAGATGAGTGCTGAACTTATTCGGGCAATGGCATTTGCCATTCGTATTGTGGCCATTGCTGTTCTGGTCTGGGCAATCCGTTGGTGGTGATATGAACCGTGTTCTGTGTGTGGTGATTATTGTCCTGCTGGTAGCCTGTGGTGTGCTTAGTCTGGGGCTGAATCATTACCGCGATAACGCCATCACCTACAAAGCGCAGCGCGATAAAAAAGTCAGTGAGCTGAAACTGGCGAATGCCACTATTACTGATATGCAGCAGCGCCAGCGCGATGTTGCTGCGCTCGATGCAAAATACTCGAGGGAATTAGCCGATGCGAGAGCTGAAAATGAAACTCTGCGTGCTGATGTTGCCGCTGGTCGTAAGCGCCTGCGGGTCAACGCCACCTGCCCCGGTACCGTGCGTGAAGCCACCGGCACCTCCAGCGTGGATAATGCAACCGGCCCCCGACTGGCAGACACCGCTGAACGGGATTATTTCATCCTCAGAGAACGGTTGATGACAATGCAGAAGCAGCTGGAAGGGGCGCAGGAATATATCCGCACTCAGTGCCTGAAATAAGTTTTGTTGATGCGCCGTATCGTCGCTGTATTCCCTCATTAACAGAGACCGCAGCCCGACAGGGAGACTCCTCTGCGCGAGTGTGCGGGGATATTTTCCCTGACACCGGACGGAAAGCTGACCGCTAAAAATGCGGATATCAGTGGCAGTGTGAATGCGAACGCCGGGACGCTCAACAACGTCACGGTAAATGAAAACTGTACGATTAAGGGCATACCGGCCCGAAAGGTGAGCAGGGCGACCCGGGAGGTCCACAGGGACCGAAGGGCGACAAGGGGGATACAGGAGCTGCAGGCCCGGCGGGGCCACAGGGACCGAAAGGGGATACAGGAGCCGCAGGCCCGGCGGGGCCACAGGGACCGAAAGGGGATACAGGAGCCGCAGGCCCGGCGGGGCCACAGGGACCGAAAGGAAATACAGGAGCCGCAGGTCCGGCAGGGCCACAGGGACCAAAAGGGGATACAGGAGCCACAGGTCCGGCAGGACCGCAGGGACCGAAAGGGGATACGGGAGCCGCAGGCCCGGCAGGGCCACAGGGACCGAAAGGGGATACAGGAGCCACAGGTCCGGCAGGGCCACAGGGACCGAAAGGGGATACAGGATCCACAGGTCCGGCAGGTCCTCAGGGACCGAAAGGGGATACGGGAGCCGCAGGTCCGGCAGGACCACGGGGACCATCCGGAAGTCCTGACAGCGGGCTGTTTGGTGTCGGTTCTTTTGTCCTTGCGGCGTATTATGCGACGAGTTATTCGGGGGATATGGCACCGGGCGCAGCTATTGCCGGCTCATCACTGTCTGCATGTTGCCTTTCGAATGGTACTCCCCTGGTTGCTTCCTCTCGTGTGGGGGAGACCCGTTTACCGGGCACGTGGCGTGCATGTAGTCCGGTAATATGGACATCTGCTGCAGGTACAAGACAGGCAGGATTATTTCAGCGCATATCATGAGGAGGTCATGGTGGATAAGGGAAAAGAGATTATTGCAGTACGAAATGCAGCCTGCAACGAATACGGCGGGATAAACTGTGAGGTGCAGTTTGAAGATGCGGTCAATGAAAAAGGAGAGCAGGTATGGCTGCCGTATACCGCAACGGAAACGGATAATACAGAACACGGAAAAGCCTTGTGGTCGGGGCTGACAGCAGGAACATACGGAAGTGTGAGTGCCTTTGTTGCCACGGAAGCAATACTGGAAGCGGCAAAGGCGGCGAAAAGGGAAGAGATTAATATCTGGCGTGATGTGCAGGAGAATATGGAATACGTGATGGAATTCAACGGAAGGAACTGGGATTACGGCAAGAAGACGTTGTCCAGGATAAGCACGACACGACTGATGGCAGAGAACAACCGTCTTCCGGAAGGGTTTGCCTGGACGGACGGGGATAATAATGTGGTGCCGGTAACGGCGGCGGAGATAATTGCGCTGGCAGATGCGACAGAGCAGGCGATGTTTGCGAAAGGTGTGGAGATTAATACACGTCAGCTTCAGATGAAAGCAGAGGTTGAGGCGCTGACAGAGCTGAAGGCGATCCGCAGTTATGTTGTCGGATGGCCTGCAAGCTGAGTAAAAAAAACGGGACCACGGCCAGTCCCGGAACCATGAGTTTTTTAGGGTATTAGTTTGTTATCATAATTAGCGTGCTAAGTATGCCGTATCAGGCTGATTAGTGAAGTGATGTTGTTCGCATTTTTGCACGGCGGAGAATATTCAGATTTTGGGAAATCCATATTTTTCCCGTGCGCGGTTACATGCTTCATTCGCGATGCCATTTTCGCCGGACATTGCGAATTCCCTGCATGTGGACGGACGGTTTTTGTAAACAGAGCAATATGCGTTTTCACCGGGGGGGCCGGCCAGAGCGACACATCGGGGATTTTTCTGATTGGTGCCGCGCATACAGCGATGAAAAGGAGATATTTGCTCAGTGAGACTGACCGGGACGTTTCCGCCAGCATCATCGGCTTCAGCCCAGTAAAAAGAGACGCGGAAAAATGCACAACAGGCACCACACGTCATGCATGGATTCGGATTGTTCATTTTTATACTATTTGTTGTTTTTTCAGCGATCAGATAAAAGGGCGCTGAAAAAAACATTCTCCAAAATTAGATTATAACTATTTGATTTTATGGATAGAGGCATGCTTTTTACGAAAAAGTAAAAAGCATGCCAAATTTGCCATTAACTCTTTGAATATTCAGCACTAATCATCTATTTCGGTTGCCTTCTTATTCA